CTTGTTGTCTTGCACATCGGCAAGCCTTGCATTCTTTCCTAAACCCTAGTTTTGTATCCTTTTTGTGATATTCGGAAAACAATTTAAAAACACCACACATTTTGCAATTTTGCCCTGACTCTGAATCCGCTGATTTAATAATCATTTCCTTGCCTCCATCATTGCGTCAGCCATTGAATATGAATCGCTGGCAATTTCTGCCCAATTTTGAATATCATTTCTAGATAAGTATCCTTGCATTGCAGCGGCGGCAAAGTAATCCCGCAATGTCATGCCAAGCAACGTAGTAGAGTTTAAATTTGTAGGAAAAGCAGGAAAGTCAATTTTCATTATTTCACCTGTTTAGCTAGTTTTTTAAGCATCTCAATGGCATCCTGAAGGTCTTGCATGGCACGAGGGTCTAGCACCATTCCCTCGTACCATTGCTGAAGCCGCCAAGATATTAGGATTGCTTCCTCAGTCTTGTTCATCAAAATGGCACATCATCTTCAAGGTCAACAATATTGCCTTCTTTGATGGCCCGATATGCGTCAGGTTTCTTTGGTGCTGGCGATTCTTCAGACTTGCCACCAAGCATTTGCATTTGGTCAGCAACGACTTCAGTGGTGTATTGATCCACACCGTCTTTGTTCTGCCACTTACGGGTAGTCATGCGACCCGCTACAAAGACTTGTGAGCCTTTTTTTAGGTAGTCGGCACATATTCCTGCCAACTTGCCAAATGCAACGATTCTGACCCATTCTGTTGTTTCTTTTTCTTTTGCTTTGTACCCAACCGCAATAGAAAAGTTACACACAGCGTCACCAGAAGCGGCATAACGCACTTCTGGGTCTTTGCCAAGTCTACCGATAAACTCGCAACGATTTAAGTCTGTGGCCATTATTTTGCACCTTTTGAAACGAGTTGAACTTTGATACCGTCATACATAACTTTCAAGACTTCTTTTTGGCTATCAGGAGCAGACTTGTACCACTTGGCGAAACACGCTTTTAAAGCCTCTAAATCGGTCTGTGCCGCCATTTCGTCGACTGCGTAGTCCATGTCTATGGTTACAAGAATTGGTGGTTTTGGGGCTATTTGGTGAGTTTGAGCATCGGCATCGTTATCGCCCTCTGTTGGAATACAAAACGATTGCATACAAGCATATTTGTAAGCCGCTGACATGGCTTTGTTTGTGGCCTTATCACCAGAATCCATAGCCTCGCCAAACGTTTTAATTGTGTGCTTGCTACCGTCAGATGCAACTAAGTCAAATTCAACCTCAACGGTAATGTAAAACAATGCGCCACCAGCTTTGCTTTGACGCTCAACTGATTCTCTGTTTAAAACTCTAGGAAGTATGCACAAACCATGCTTTGCTAAGAATGGTGCAAGAGCGTTATATACATCGTCGATACCTCTAAAAGTGTATCCAGAACCTTGTGTGTTTTTACGGTCTTTTGAAATGCCTTGTGTAGAAAGGTCTTTTTGTACTGCGGAAATTGCTTGATAAACGTTCATTTTTGCACCTGTATGTAATCCTGACGGGTATGTCAGTCGGTAGATATTAAGGTATCTAAACAAATAACGCAAGTGGAAAACTCAATAACTACAAAATAGTTGAATTTTTTTGACAATAAATGTTAAGATGACTACATGAAAAACATAGAAATCATACAAATTTTAGGCGGTACGACAAAGGTTGCCAGACTGTGCGGCGTGAGTGTGCCAGCGGTATCCCAATGGAAAGCTAACGGTATCCCTATGGATAAGCTAGTTTTTATGGCTGGCGAACTGGAGCGACTGTCTGATGGCAAGTGGACTAGACAAGACAACATTAACAATTGGAAAATTATTTGGCCTGAGTTGCGTAAAAAACGAAAATCGTAGATAATTGAATTGTTGATGTAGCGTCAATGTAAGCCGTTTAAGTCTGTGTCTTGCCCGCAAGGGAATCCCTTAAAAAAGGATCGCTACCAAGTCACAGATTTAAGCGGCTTTTTTATGTTTGAACGGAACGCAGACCAAAGTTAGCTGCGGATAAAGTGGGACTCAGAACCCAGCCGAATGTAGGACGTTGTGATCTGGAGGCTCTAACGACATACCAGCGGATCACGATAGTAAGCATACTGGGGGATAGTGGATGAAATACTGCACAAATAGGCGGCGAAGTTAGCACCTATTCCACGAATGGCTGACGGGTTCTGTGGCTCCGAAAAGGATACAGATTAAGGCGCACCTAGGTAGGCTAGGTTCGTCCACCAAAAAGGATGAATGATGAGTAATGAGTTACCTTATAGTCTAGAAGGTTGGACAGATTTACATTTAATAGAAACCTTTAAATTAACAAAAAACCTTGCATTGCGTGAAATGGTCGCTAAAGAACTAGAAAAAAGACTAAACGCAACACACTAGGGAAAGCACCTATGAAAATAAATGGTTTATCGCTTGCATTGATTGTTAAGGTAGCTTAATATCCCTACATCAACCAACCAAACGGAAGAACGTTATGACCAAGCAAACATTTATCGACAAAACAATCGTACACATGGGTGAAGTTTGGAAAGTCATAGCTGTAGGTACACAAACAGAAATTAACACTTTTTGTCATTTGGCTAATTTGCATCGTGGTAAACAACAAAAAAACGGTTTTAACCCTGTTCAAATTAACGATTGGATTGATACAGAAGTCCTGAAGGCGGCAAAATAAATTCACTGGGCGAAAGCTCTTTTAAGGACTGACATGAGCTTTGAACAATTTTGGTCTAAGTACCCTCGCAAAGTCGCTAAAAAAACCGCTATGCAAGCGTTTAGCAAGTTACCTATAGATGAGCAGGAATTGGCTGTTGATGCGTTAGACACGCATTTAGACTATTGGAAACTGAAAGAAACGGAATCCGATTTTATTCCGCACCCCGCTACTTGGCTCAATCAAGCTCGATATTTTGATGAGCTAGAGCTAACGCCTAAACAACCTAAAAAACCTGCGTTGCCTTGGTACAGTACAGAACAAATGACAATGGACAAAGCCCGTGAGCTGGGGATGCAGCCAAGACCGGGTGAAGACATGGGGCAATTTAGGGCTAGGATTGCACAACGCATTGCGGAGGCGGTATGAAGAAAACAGAAAAACTTAGCAAATTTGATAGGCCACCACTAAAAATAGTTGCGCCACCAATACGGCCTGGCAGCATGAATTTTATGAAATACCCAACACGCATGGCAAACACACTTTTTTACTTGGACGGGACACATGAAAAGGTTGATGAATTGGTTAGGATTGAAAAAGAAAGTACAAGAACCGATTTGTGATTGTTGTGGGCAAGTCACGACAAATTTAATTGATGGCTTATGTGAGTGGTGCAGTAAATTTTATAGGGCGCACAAATGAACATTCAAAGAGCAATTGAAATACTTGAATCTGGCTTAATTACCGAACAAGAACAAGTCGAACTAGTAATAATTCTTTACAAAATTCAAGCAGATGAGCGTGAGGCTTGTGCGAAGTTGTGTGAGTCAATGGGCGTACATCCTGCATTGAATGTTTGGGGTGGCGGTCCTGAATGGTATAAGCGCCAAAAAGAATGTGCCGCAGCAATCAGAGCAAGGGGTGACAAGTGAGTTATATTGTTGCGTCATTACCGCCAATTAAGTGTTTTGTGCGGCGTGAGTTTTTGTATAACTTTGAAAAAGGTCACGACGAGTTTGAACCTGCAATCTGGGTAAGTCTAAAAGCTCTGCGTGGGCAAGTGTTCCGCATTGAAAGCCTGTTACCAGCTTACGGTGCGCTTTACGACAAGTTACCCATACACGCCTATGTCTGGCACACAAACTCGCCTGAATCATTGCCTGTTGACACGCTTCAGTTGTGGGACTGCATGGGCTACCAGTTCACAATCATTGAAAAGATTGGTTTGCGTAACCTTGGGGTCAAGTTTTTAGGCAAAGACAAGCGATGGCATTTTGGCAATTACCTGTTTACCGTAGATTTTTGCGCTGACGGAATGGATGCGGATACAGGATTCACAGAACAAGCTGAAGAACATAAATCGTTTAACTGGATACGCCTGGACAACGGGCAGTTTGCTTGCCAACCAAACAACCGATGCTTGTGGTATGACCAGTCGCTAATACCTGCTGAAACAAAATTCCCTGACTTTCAAGCAGCTCGACAGATTTGGACAGTAGACGGGACACGCAAATGGTCAGCTGGTGACGATTGGTTTTATGACATTGGGGAAAGGCTGTGAAAGACCAACACGATGCAATTGACTATATCTACAAAACAGCGCCTGAGTACGCTGCGGCAAAAGGCAAATTGGCAGAGTTGGAGACTTACAAATCAAGCCTAAAAAGTATTTTAATGAAAAAAAGTTACGAAACGGCTATTGGAGCGCAAGAACGTGAAGCCTACGCACACGAGGATTATCAGAACCTGTGCAAAGCTATTGGGGAAGCGACAGAACAGGCTGAATTGCTCAAATGGCGGCTAGAAAGTGCAAAAATGCGTTTTGATGCTTGGCGCACAGAGCAAGCAAGTAACCGTAACCTTGAAAAGATGACAAAATGATTGATTACAGCGAATCAATGATTAGACTGACGGCTTTAATCATGCAATACCGTAAACTGTTGCAGAAACAAAGCTATAACGCAGCTGCGGATTGTGCAATTGATATGCAGCTTATGGCGCTACAATTACAAGAATGGGCAGAATCAAAATGTACAGAAACCCCAAACTCTTAGTGGCTTGCAGAGAAATCCCTTGCCAATTGTGCGGTGCG